GTGGATGCGGGTCAAATTCTGATGGAAGAAGCGCTGGAAAGCGATGAATCCTACGCATTCATGGTCACTCTGCAGAGTGGTGCGAAATACTATCTGATGGGCAAAGTGATGTCCTTCAAGCCGAACGTTGGTGGTGTCGATGACGTTGTCACTGCATCGCCGACCGTGGAAGTCGACAGCGACCTGATCGTCCGCGTCGCCGCCTAATCCATCAGCAGATGGGTGGCTGGGGTCGGGATTGGTCTCACCGACCCCAGCTTGAGACCTGAGACTATGGAAACTGAAAATGGATATCTTTGATCTTGACCTTGGCAACGCTGCCGAAGAAGGCGCTCCCATGGTTGTCCGGAACCCGGTGACGGGTGAAGAAATGACCTTCGTTGATGAGATGGGTGAGACGAAACCTATCCGCATCTTCCTGAAGGGGAACGATTCGAAGACCTTCCGCAACCGCATGGATTTTCACATGCGCCAGAACAGCAAGCGGAAGAACAAGGAACAATCTCTCGCCGAGATTGAGGAACAGAGTGCAGATTTGCTGGCCTCTGTGACCACCGGCTGGGAGGGCATGGTCTGGCCGAATGAGTACGGTGAGAAAGCAGAACTTGCTTGCACCCGTGAGAACGCCAAGATGATCTACAAGGCTCGTCCTTGGCTGCGTCGTCAGGTCGATGAATTTGTGGCTGAGGCCGAGAATTTTTTGCAGACCAACTCGAACAACTAACACTGTTTGTTCGACAGCATGCCTGGCTGTCGGCACCAGTTGAAGGATCGGGATCGCGGTGGAACACCACCACCGCGCACCTGCCTCCAGAACCAGAGATGAGTTATCTTGTCACTTGGTTGTTTGAGATAAACCCTGTTCGATCAACGGGATTTGGATATACAGGAATATCATGGCTAGATATTCTTGCATGGTCAAGCCTGATGGATCGCGAACTACAACACTGGGAAGTGAAGATTCTTTATCAACTTTCTCAGGAGTTCGCGCACCAATACAACCTGTCAACTGACAAAGCCTGTCCTCCTCCGTTCATTGTGGACATCGAAGAGCACAGAAAGAAAGTCAGTGATCAGCTTGACGCGATTCTGATGGCAATGATGGATAGGAATAATGGTCGACATCGTTGATATGGACATGGAACTCGACACCTCCGATATCGATCGGGGGAAGCGTTCAGTCGATCAACTTGCCGACTCTATGCAGAAGACTGCTGCAACATCTGCGCTTTTCAGTCGTCGTCTGGCTGGTGAATACAGCATGGCCGCGAATAAGATTGCGCAAGCCAGTCAGTCTATCGCACGCATGAAAGCAGAAGAGGCTCGGGCTGAGAAGTCGCGGGCCTCTTTGATCATCAACGCTGCGCGTGGTGTAGAAGCGATCCGTCAGCAGGAAGACAAGTCTGTCCGCCAGCAGTACTCCCGCTCTCTCCAACTTCAGCGTGCGCGTGAACAGGCAGCTGCGCAAGAAGTTCGGGTTGAACAACAGCGTGCTGCTGCCGCTGCTCGTGCAGAATCTGTTGCTGATCGTCAGATGCGTTCTGAGTATCGTCGCATTCTTGCGGCGCAGAAAGCGCGTGACCAAGCTGCGTTGCAGGAAGAACGTCAACGGGAACGTCAGATTGCTGCTTCTCGTCGTCAACAGGATGTCGAAGATCGCACAGCGCGTCAACAGTTCCAGCGTCTACTGACGATCCAAAAGGCTCGGGAACAAGAAGCCAATCGCGCAGCCCAAGCTGCTGCGAAACAAGAATCGATCGCTCGTCGGGCAGCTGATGCTGAAGAAGCCGCTTTCCGTCGCAATTATCGCAACTCTCTTCGCCTTCAAGCCGAACGTGATCGTGCCGCTGCTGCAGCTGAACGTCAGGCTCAAAGAGAAATTGCTGCCGCTGCCCGTGCTGAGCAGGCTGAAGGACGTCGTGTTGCATCGATGATGCGTGAACAGGCTCGCATGGACGCAATGTTCCGTCGTGCTGAAGCCGAGCGTCTCCGTGAAGCACAACGCATTGAAGACAGGAATAACCGTTCGGGACGTGGACTTCTCGGGACACTGTCTCGTATCCATGGTTCCCTCCTGTCGATTAATGGATTGATTGCAGGTATTGGTGTATTCGCAGTTTACAACTCGCTGAATAAGTACACCGAACTTACGAACATTTTGAAAGTCCTGGGTTTTGAAGGTGGACAAGCCGCCGAGAAACTGCGGGAAATTCAAGACATTGCTCGTACGACCCGATCTCCTGTCGACGAACTCGCGAAAATCTATCAGAAAACCACGATGGCAGCCAAAGAACTTGGTGCCTCGCAAGATCAGATTCTTCAATTCACGAAGAACGTTGGTCTTGCTCTTGCTCAGCAAGGTGGTGCAACAATTTCTACTCGCGGTGCTCTGCTCCAGTTGGCTCAGGCCATCGGTATGGGTACGGTCCGCGCAGAAGAATTCAACTCGCTGTTGGAAGGTGGTTATCCTATCCTGGTTGCTGTTGCACGAGGGATTGAGGAAACCGGCGGATCGGTGATGAAACTCCGCCAGATGATGCTGGCCGGAGAACTGTCTTCGAAGAAATTCTTTGACGCATTGCTGTCTCAATCGGATAACCTGGAAAAGACATTCGGCAAAACTGTGCCGACTCTCAGCCAGGCACTGACTGTGATGGCTGACACCTTCATGGTGTCAATCGGTGAAATGGACCACGCAGTTGGTTTCTCGCAAACACTTTCGCGCGGGATCATGCGAGTGTCGGAGAGTATGGTCAGCTTCAGCCGTTCTGTGGTTGAGAATGCTGGAACGGTTCGCGAACTGGCGGGGGACCTGCGTTTCCTCGGTCTGGTTGCAGCGTCACTGGCGACTCTGCACTTCGGACGTCAACTTCTAAGTGCTGTGACTGCTGCTGGTGGTGCTGTCGCATCGTTTACGAAGGTTGTCCAAGCTGCATCACTGGCGATGAAGACCTTCCTCCCCGCCATGCTTCTGGCCTCACTGGTCGGATTCGGGATGCAGATCAGCCGGAACCGAGAACTGGTTCAGGAATATGATGCCGCAATCAAGACTGCAACAGCTTCGCAGGAAGACTTCCAAAACAAGCTGCGTGCTTTCGAGAACCAGCGGAATCTAGATACAGCTGTTGGTCTAAAGACACAAGCAGATGCAGCCATTGCCGATATCAAAGCAGCATTGGCTGTTGCAGAGGAACGACTGGCAGCTGCAAAGTGGTGGACTGAACTCGACTTTGGTGTTGGTCCTTCACTTCAGTTGTTCGAGACCGATGCAATTCGCGAAGCCCAGGCAGAAGTCGATCGTTTGAACGGTCAACTTGCTGAACAAACTGGTTATCTTGGAATGGCTGACGCAATCCTCAAGTCCCTGGCTGGGACCTGGGGTAAGGTTGCCACTTCTACAGAAGGGATGACTGATAAGGCCATCCAAGAGGCTGCTCAAGCAAAATTTGCTGCAGAGTCTCAGATAGCTATGTCTCAAGCAATTCTGAGGTATGGTGAGAAGTCAATTGAAGTTGAGCGTCTGAAGCGTGAACAGGCTCGTCAGACTGCTCTTGCTTTTGCTGCCCAAAAAGACTTCAACGTTGACATCACTAAACAGTATGTCGAGCAGAAGATGCTCGAATATGATCTGGCTCGTTCTGTGGAACTTCGTGCTGAAGCAACCAAGACTTTTGCTGGCGCATGGGAAAAGCTGGTTGATGGTGCCAACGATCTTCTTGAGAAGATGCGTGAAAACCAAGATGAGATCAAGCAGATCACGAAAGAGACTGAGGATCGTATTCGTCTCGATCGTCTGGCGCTTCAGTACGGTCAAGATCACATCAGTGTTGTTCGGGAGCGTCAGCGTCAAGAAGCTGAGACCCTCAAGACTCAACTTGAGGGACTGGGTGCTTCTCAACAACAATTGAATCTCATTTTGACTTCTGTTGGTGCCGCTAACAATCTTGCGAACGCCTTCGGGATTATGAAGGGTGAGATTGGTGGAGCCTCTGATATGATGGCTTCGCTCTTGGCGAAGTTGTTGGCTGGCCTACGGGCATTTTCAGGGCTTCTCAAAGGCGTCTCAGCTATCGCGGGCGCTATACCGGGTTTAGGCGGTATTGGTGGAGCGGGCCAAGCTGCCGGTCAGGGACTTGGTGTTATTGGTAACATGCTCGGGAATGTCATCCCGAACGCTGGTCAGATTTCTCTCGCACTCAAGCATGTCCAAGATGGATATGAAGGTGCTGTTAATGCTGCCGAGAAACTCCATAAGGAGGAAGAAAAGGGTGCGAAGAAATCTAAGAAGGGCGCAAAAGACAAGGGCCAAGCACAGAAGGATATTCTGGCTGATATCCATAAGGAACTGGATTACAGAAAGTCTCTGATTGGTCTTTCTGATGAAGAGATTGAGCGTCGTGAGATTGCTAAGTCGGTTATCGACAAGGTTGCTCAGAGCGAGCGCAAATACAGCAAAGAAGCAATTCAAAATGCTATCGATCGTTCGATCGCAGTTGCTGCTGAAGAAAAAGCATGGGAGAAAGTCAAAGGAGCAATCGGTGAGATTGCTGACGCCTGGGGTGATTATGTTGCTTCTGGATTCTCTGATTTCAAAGAGTTTGCCAGTTCCGTTCTGAATGTGTTCAAGAACATGCTCTCTGAGATGATTGCAACTGCAGCACGTAACAGAATCATGATATCAATGGGGATGGATCCCCTTTCGAGTGCTCTTGGACTAGCAGGTGCTCCCGTTAGAAAAGGAATTCTCGGGAAGGCATTGGGAACTTGGGGTGCAGCTGCTGGCGGTGGTGTTCTGGGTGGTCTCTCTGGTGTCTGGTCTGGAATCAGTAGTGGATTTTCTAGTGGTGGTATTCTGGGCGCTCTTAGTGGTGGACTCAGTTCATCTATCTCTGGGATTGGTGCTGGTCTCTCTATGGGTGGGATTGCTGGCATCACTTCAGCAATCGGTGCAGCTGTTCCAATCATTGGTGCTGTCGTTGGTGTTGTTTCGCTGGCGAAAAAGATGTTTGGTCGCAAACTGAAGGACACAGGTATTGAGGCGACGTTCTCAATGGCCGAAGGAATTGCTGCCCACACCTACAAATTCTACAAGGGTGGTTGGTTCCGGAGTGACAAGACTAAGTGGTCTGAGGCTCCTGACGAACTCACCAACCCACTGGGTCAAGCATTCTCTGAGATTGGTAAGACTGTCACAGACTTCTCCAAGATTATGAAATTGAACTCTGCATCTCTCAAAGGTGTTGAGTTTGAGATGAAGTTCAGCACCAAGGGAATGTCTCAAGAGGAGATTCAAGAACGCCTGATGGAAGGCATGGAAGAATACAGCGAACTCTTGGTCAAGAAGGTGATTCCGAATATCGGTCGTTATCGTCAGGGCGAAGAGACAGCTGTTGAGACCATGCAACGATTGGCCACGAGCCTCTCGACTGTCAATGTGTTCATGAAAGACTTGGGTCTGAGGACTTTTGATTTGTCCGTGGCTGGTGCAGCTGCAGCATCGAAGTTTGCTGATCTCTTCGGTGGTCTGAATGAGTTTACTCAAGCGGCATCTTTCTATTATGAGAACTTCTACAGTCTTCAGGAGCGTGCAAAGAATGCACAGAAGTCCTTCAATGGTGCTCTGAAAGAACTGGGAATCAAGACTGTTCCTCAAACAACGGAACAGTTCCGGAAACTGGTCGACCGACTCAATGCTGCTGGTCGAACGAATGCTGTTGCGGAGTTGATGAAACTCGGACCAGCATTCATCGAGATGCTCAATATGCAGAAGGAACTGGCTGGCGAGACAGACAAGACCAACGACATTATGCAGGAACGTTATGATCTTGAGACTCGTCTGTTGACCGCTCAAGGAAACATCGCGGAACTGCGTCGTCGTGAACTTGCCGCTCTTCATCCGTCTAACCGAGCACTGCTTCGTCAGATTTGGGCTGTTGAAAAACAGAACGAAATCAATGACCAACGGAAGAATCTCGAGCAACAGTTGCTCCAAGTCCAAGGCAAAACGTATGCGTTGCGGCAACTGGAACTGGCTGCGCTTGATCCTTCTAACCGTGCATTGCAGCGTCGTATCTGGCAGATCGAAGAAGAGAATCGTGTTGCAGCTGAACGTGAAACTCTTGAACGTGCACTTCTCACTGCTCAGGGGAATACAGCCGAACTGCGTCGC